TCGGCAACGGCTTCAATGCAATTCCCATCCACGAATGGCGAGCTGTCAATGTACTTCCACGCTTTGGTCAGAAACTCATAAAGGCTTTCCTCACAGTCTTCCTTCTCAATCTCCTGCAAGGTTTGATCGGGGTATTCCGTAATCAGCGTCTTTATGTAGCTGTCAAGGTCTAGCATCGTTGATTTGCCGTTTCTTTGGCAGGGTGCAGAACTTCTCCCCGCTTGCCTTATCCATCCAAATTTCTAGTGTCAGTCCATATTGGTGGCGTGGGTCATCTGTAAATAACAGGTCGCCGTTGGGCATTTCATAGGCATAGCCAGCATCGCTGTCATACTCTGGACGCTTGAGCCAGCCAAACGTATGATAGCTGGCCTTTGACAGGAATACGGCATCATTCTTCTTCATCGTCATCTTCATTTCCTGCCCCAACCTTAGCCGACATAATTAGTTCTTTAAGCATGGCACGTTGATCAGCATCAAACTTCTTAACGTCAACCTTAAATGTCCCCTCAAGAGGCCCACCATTGGGACCGCTTAACTCGGTCTTATTAGTCTCAGACCAACGGCCTCTGGTCTTCATCCAAAATATAGCAGCAGGTACAGCGCCTGGCTTATTGCTAGTGGCTATACTATAAAGGTTAGAAGCAACAGCCATGTTAGCCATGTCCGTTCCAGTATCCAATTCATCCCTAAAATGCTTCCGCAGCGTCTCGTCAGAGATACCGATGATCTTACCAATATTAACCTGCTGGATGCCCATACCTGCCATCATCCGAACTTGCTTTCGCTGTTGCTCGGTTGGCTGGAATGGAGCTGGGCCTCTTTTACCCCTCTTTAACGTGTCGTTCATTTTTCATCTCATTAAATGTTCTGCCATCACCATCTAGAATGGCTTCCTGCCCTGTGAAGTCTTGCCATCTTTTAATAGCAACATCCACATAAGCTGGAGATAATTCTATAGCATAACAACTACGGCTTGTCATCTCCGCCGCAATTATTGTCGTGCCAGAGCCGCTAAAGGGCTCATAAACAGCTTGTCCAACCGATGAATTGTTCTCAATAGGACGCTTCATACACTCGACTGGCTTTTGAGTGCTATGTCCTGTTTCAGACTTTTGAGGCTTATCTATTTGCCAAATGGTTGATTGTTTCCTACCACCATCATAATGCCCCGCTTTACCCTTTCTTACAGCATACCAGCATGGCTCATGCTGTGGATGGTAATCTCCCCTTCCAATTACAAAGTGAGATTTAGACCAAATAATCTGCGACCTTATGCCAAAGTCACAAGCTAATAAACTATCAGCTACAACGTGAGCCATATTACCAGCGTGCCAAACATAAGCCACATCACCGGGAAACAAAGCCCAAGCATCACGCCAGTCAGCTTTATCGTCATTAAGAACTTTCCCAACTGCTCGACCGCCAATTTTTTTACCATCTGCTCTAAGTGCATTATTACGCCAGTCAGCATCATATTCCACACCATAAGGCGGGTCAGTAACCATCAAATGAGGCTTTACGGGGCCAAGGAGCTTTTCAACAACATGAGCCTCTGTGGACGAACCACATATAATACGATGCTTCCCCAGAACCCATAAATCGCCCAACTCAGAAACGGGGTTTTCAGGAGCTTCAGGCACTTCGTCTGGGTCGGTCAATCCCTCGGTCTTATCAGCCAGCAATCCCTCAAGCACCTTGCCGTCAAAGCCAATAAGGTCAAGGTTGAAGTCCATACCTGCCAAATCTTTAAGCTCAACCGAAAGCAGGTCATTATCCCAGCCAGCGTTCATAGCCAGCTGGTTATCCGCCAAAACGTAAGCCTTCTTTTGCGCCTCAGTCCAGCCAGTCGCCGTCATTACAGGCACTTCCTTTAGACCAAGCTGACGAGCAGCCATCACACGCCCATGCCCAGCAATGATCTGCCCCGTCTCGTCAACCAGCACAGGCGATGTCCAACCCCATTCCTTGATAGACGCCGCAATCTGAGCCACCTGAGCATCGCTATGGGTTCGTGCGTTCCTTGCGTAAGGTATTAGTTTATCAATGGAAACTCGTTCTACTTTGTCAGCAGGCCATTTTTCTTTTATAGACCCAACAGTTTTATCTGAGCTTGGCATTATATTTAATTCCTCTGTAATTACATTTAAATCGGAAGTATTGGTTCACCCACGCCATTATACAGCATTAATACGCAGTAAATACCATGATGACAGGGTAATTCACTAATTACCGACCAATTTAATTCTAGGTATTTTTGTATATTGTTATGCTGCACATATTTATACCAGCTTATTTCAGGCATATTATCTGACCTGCTTATAGACATTAGCCTTTTTGATCTAAAGCCAACCATAATATTACCTATTTAATTCAAATCGCTCCATATTGCCAAGCAAATGCAATATATTGCACAAAGGATTAATACAGTTCCATCAATACGGGGATTTATAACGAGAGCTATACCACCCCAGATGAACGCCACTCCCGACGCCGCCATCATTATCAGGCTCAGTAGATGCTTGTCTGTCTTTAGTCTCATATCTATTTATCCTATCTAAAACTGCTTCAGCTTGCCCTGAGCAGAATATGCAAGCCCTATCACATCTCGAGCTATCTTCCCATTCCAGCGAATATCCGCAAAGGGTCAATGCTATTTCTTCTATAAGTGTATCCGATTTGTCAACCATATCTTTACCCCCATTGATTAGCCATTGCTTTGGCTATTCCATCGTAGGTTTTGCTGCGTAATCTCCACCGATTAGGAGATGGTGGTAAATAATGCAACCTCTGCCGTTCTTTGATCGGAAGCCGCATCATTTCTTCTTTCACATTATTTGTTGGCCTTAAAAGCGGCAAACCTGTCAACCACAAACACGTTGCTTTTTGTTCCAAATGCCCAAACATCCATGGTTGAATAACTTGACTTTGCTTAATTCCACCTATTCTTTCCAAAGCATACTTGTGCATTATTGGATTTTCTATAGCCTTTTTGAGAATTGGTGAATTTAAAAAAAGTTTAAAGAAATTAGCAGCTTGATCTAATTTTTCCCATCGACTTGGATCTTTATATAAATGGCATACCCCGCTATTTGTCATATATGTGCAAGGAGGGTGAGCAATTAACATATCCCAATTGTCATTAATAATATCTCTAACATCACCTTGATAGTGTGGACCAGGTGCATCAGTAGGCAAAATATCGCATGAAATTGCGTCATGACCCAAAGCTCTGAAAGCATCTCGAACTGTACCAGAATATTCACAAGCAATTAATATACGCATTTAATATTCCTTTTCTTCAATAATTATATAACATATTGAATAATAAAACAAAAAAAAATTATCAACAAATGATAAAATACCACTTGCATTAGGACACTATGTCCTATATAAAAACACTTATGGCATTGATTTGCCAAATTATATGGAGATGAAAATGCTTAGTCTTAATAAATTTTACCCTCTTGGTTGGACCAGCCCTGCTATCACATTTGGAGATCATTGCGAATGGAGCACTATCTGCTTATCTATTTACGAAAGCATTAACAGCGATAATATTGACGAATTAGAAGCGGCAGATCGTATTCATACAAAAGAATTAGAAACCGATGACGAGAGCGATTATGTGGAGGGGGTATATCTTGACAATAAGCTAATCGGTTCTTGGTCTTATCCCTTCGTATATAATCCAGAATCATACAAAGAAATTAAAAAAACCATTTGACAGGGGACAAAATGTCCTATACATTCTAATACATCAGCAACGAGCTGACATTATATGGAGATGACAATGCTTAACAATTACAACTCAGTTGACCGCTACTTCATCCTCAAGGACGAGATTGCAGCCCTCACAAAAGAGTTAGATGCACTCAAAGCAGAGTTTGTAGCTTCTGGCATGGAAACCATCGAAGGTTCAATTGCCACAGTCACAGTAAAACTTGCAGAGCGTACAACTTTTGACGGCGCAGAAGCTAAAAAGCTTTTGACCGACGAACAGATCGCTAAATGCTCAAAGACATCTTTGATCACTAGCGTCACAATCAAAGCTAACGCAAAAGTAATCAAGTCAATGGTGGAGGCGTAAGCCTCCCCCTAAGGGGGTTAACATGGAAATAATTATGTTTGGATTGGTTCCCTTTTTGATTATAATTATGGTGGAGATAAAAAATGGATAAAGAATTAGAAATGCTTAAAGCTAAAATTAAATCTCTTGAAACTCATAACGCAGATTTAATTCAAGCACTTGATCTTGCAATAGAATATTTAGAAGACAAAGCAGACATTTTATTTGATACCGATGAAAACGGAAGCCCGATACCTAATAAAGAATTATCATTATTAAGCGAATTACAACAAGCATTACATGGAGAATAATACAATGATGACACCTAAATTAGCCAAACTCATGCTACAGCACATGGGCTATATACCTGACGATAAAAAACCATGTAGTGAGGTAAATCCTGAACTTTGGCAGATATATTGTGCTGCCAAAAACAGGCCCAGTTTCGTAGCTGCGCCTTGGTGGACAGAAGCAGATGTTGTGCAAGCCTGTGATCGTCTTATCAAAACAATGGAAGAAAATAATGAACCTATCTACTAACATAGTCGAACAATTTATATTTGCTACAGGTTGCACTAGCGCAGATGTGGCACACTACTTTGACGTATCAGTACGGCAAGTAACACGTTGGAGAACTAATAGGTCTAAAATACCATTTATTGTTAGTCACCTCTTAGAGATTTTTTTATCAGGTGATTTTAAGAAAATAGAAAAAGACGCTAAATTAGAATTTCCTAT